TTTAATTTCCTCACCAGTTTCAGTATCAATATAAGTGTACCATGCACCTGCTTGTTTAACTAACTTCTCATCTTTCATTACTTTTAACCAAGAACCATAATTATCAATTCCTCTATCAAAGTAAATTTCGAAATCGGTTGAACGAAGTGGTGGGCCCATTCTGTTTTTTACAACTTGACAACGAACTTTCATTCCAACAATCTTATCTTGTCCACCAACTTTCATTTTGATTTGGCCTGTTCCTTTTAATCTCAATCTAACAGAGGCATGGAATGCAAGGGCCTTACCACCACTTGTAGTCCAAGGGTCACCAAAGGGCATGGCATTCATCTTCTGACGAAGTTGGTTTGTATAAACTAATAAGATTTTTTGTCTACCAATCATGTTGGTAATCTTTCGCATCGCTTTCGAGATGATGATTGCTTTATCAGTAGCGTATCCATCTTTACCATAATCCGAAGCAAGTTCAGCTTGTGTTGAAGCTGCTGCAACTGAATCGGTTACAATGGTTACCAATCTATCTTTGGATGTTTCCCTAACTTTTTCAATAATAGTTTCGGTCATATCAAAGATTTGTTCAACTGAATCTGCAGATACATAAAGTAATTTTGAAACATCCACACCGATAGCTTCCAAAAATTCTCTACTTACTGCTGTTTCAGTATCGATTAGTACCGCAACACCTCCTTGTTTTTGTGTTTCTGCAAGAAGGTGTGCTGATACGAGTGATTTACCTGATTGTTCTAAACCAGTTAATTCAACAATTCTACCAACTGGCAATCCACCATATGGGCGGTTAGAAATTGCAACATCCAACATTGCACATCCCGTCGATACCCATCCATCTACATTTGTAGGTGCACTGTCATCATCAAGGAAAAATGCAACTTTGTTATCTTTGGCTTGTTTGTTCAGTTCACCCGCAAGGATGTCTGCCAAGTCCAGTTCTTGTTTCTTTGCCATAAATTTGGTTTAATTAGTTGTTAAATAAATCATCAAAAGCTGCTGCTACATCATCAGTTTTCTTTGAATCTGAAGTTGTAGTTTCAACTACTGGTTCACTTTTGGTTTCGGTTGAAAGTGTTTGTTTTGGTGTAAGTGTTTCTTGTGATGTAGATTGAGAATCAGTATCTCCTTCACCACTTGGATTTAACCAACCTTCTAATACTGTTTTTAATTCATCATAAGATAATTCTGAATATAAATCAGTAATTTCAGTTTGTGATTCCAAGAAAGAAGTTGCTCTTGATGTATCTTCTGAAATAGGAGATTCACTTGGTTTAACTCTAATTGTTGTAGTTGGGTAAGATGTACCAGCTTCTTCTGCTGATTTGTACTCGATTGTTAAATCTCTACCACTTGTTGGGTCTGTAATATCACCATAATCAGGGTCAGCGATATACCCAAGGATTTCTTGATAAACAGTTTTACCGAATCCCCAAAATCTTACTCCTTCACCTTCTTCACCTCTTACAATAACAGGTACGAAAGTACGAAGTTTTGGCTCCATAGCTTTTGCAGCTTTCCAATCTTCTTTATCACCCATTCTTTTTAGTTTATCCGCAAACTCTACAATAGGGTCTGGTCTACCAAAAGATTGTGGTGAAAGATAGGTTTTGTTGTTAATGTTGTAGTGAAAGTAAAGTTCAATAAAAGGATTATCTTGATTGAACTTGTAAGGAACGATTCTTACTTGATGTTTTCCTGGAGTTGGTTTCCAAAGTGCATCTGTTTTACGTTGTGTGTTTTGTAGTTTGTTCAGTCTACCTCTGATTGCGTTAATGTCTAAAGCCATAATTTTACCTCTTTAAATGTTAATAATTAAGTGTTTTATCGGTGTGTGTTTTATACATATAAATATACAAAAATCGAAAAAACCACCGAAAAATCTTCTCGAATTTCGTATTTTTTTTAACTATTTTCCCCACTTGCCGTTCTTGACAATTTGGGCAATAATTCCATAAACTGATAGGTCTTGGTAAGTATCATTTATAGATTCTCCTACGTTATCTTTACCACCTAAAACTACGAGTTGTTTCAATCTCATAATCTTATCGTTCATTCTAAACCAAAGACCTGTTAAAGAAACTTTCTTTTCTTCATCTGTTTCTAATTTAGTACCAACAGAAATGTTTTCTGGTCCATAATTAGATTGTTTTTTACAAAACAATTCATATTGGTCAAATAATATACGTTTGAATTCCATAGTAGTTTCAGGATAAAGTTTTTCAATCTCCTCTACTATTTGAGGGTCATCATATCTGATTACCTCGTACTCTACTTCATCTTGTGCAATAAAATTTAATTTATGTGCTCTTGTTGGTTTTTGTTCTACTATTTTTGGTTGAGTAGTTTTTGTAGTTTTTTTCGCCATAACCTTTTTAATAATCTTTTACAAAGATACGAAATTATTTTTAATTAAACAAATCTTTTCCAATTTTTTTCTTCTTTATATGCAGCCACTTCATAAGGATGGTCATTATAATTATAACCCATTTTATAATATCGTTTCATCCAAGAAGGAGATTGTAAGTAATGTTGGTACTCGTGAACCAATGTTTCAATAATATGTTTTTTAGATTCCATCTTTGGATAATAGATGAAAATTGCATTTTCCATTGAACAATATTCTGCATCAGGATTTTGTTCTCCCTCCATATCATCTTCACCACTTAATCGTGCATAAATTGAAGTTTCGTAATCAATATAAGGGGTACATTCTTGGAAGTTTGAAAAGCCATAATACTTTTCAATCTTGGGATAAACTTCTTTGACTATTTTTTGAATTGTTTTAAGCTTCATATATTATCATTTACAATGTAAATATACGAAATATTTTTGAATTATCCAAATTAATTTTGATTAAATTCTATTACCTCGAAGATTCTCGTAGAAATCTTTTTTGTGCCTTCTACATTGGTAACAATGATTGAGTTTTTGAATCTATCCCAATCAATAGAAAAAGATTTATCTAAAACCCCACCATTCTCTTCTTTAACTAACTCGTTGAGTGCGTTAATGGTATATAGTGTATTACTTTGTTTTTTACGATGTACCAATATAGTATCCTCCAAAGGTCTATCTGGTCTAACCGAAGTATCTATATTATATGTAATAAAAAGTTCATCCAAATTACCCTTATTCTGGAGTACATAGATATAGTTGTAAACTATGTGATATGTCTCTCTAATAAGTTGTAGGGTATTTTGGAGTTCCTCTTTAGTTGTAAATGTACAGAGTAACTGTGTTTGCATTTATCTTTCCTATCTTTTATTCTTATATAAATATAAAATATTTAAAGGAAAGGTTGAGATAATAAACTTAATCGGAGTTACCTCGATATATGGGGATTATTTACCCATTAGGACAGTTTGTTTAGCTAAACATTTTTGAAAATCCTTATGATATGCTATTGTATCTTGCATAGAACCACCAGGTCCTGTTTTAGACCTTGCTGTTTGATAACCTATTTCTTTACCAGCTCTATCATAAATAATTACTTTACGATTATCATAATTATCTACTTTGATTTCAATACCATCATCAACACTCTCATCTTCTTCTAATCCTAAACATCTTTTGATAGTATCGGCATCACCCACGACCGAAACATCCAAATCTTGAAGTTCTACATCAGAGGCGGGTTCTCCTAATGAACCATCTGAGTTAACTAATACAAATTCTTTTCCTCTTTTTTCATATAGATTACCATCAGAATCTTGTTTTAAATCTTTGTAGTTATATTCACCCATTACAGTTTCAAACTTATCGTTTGGAATTCCACCAGGGTTATGACCTTCTGCTATATCTAAATGTAATCTCTTTTTCATTCTTTTAGCAAAAGCTTTATCACCGCTACCTTCTTTGATTTGATTCATTTCTTCTCTGAGAGAATTCAATTCTTCAGTTTGTTTATCGTAATATGAATTTAATTCATCTTCATCAAACACAGGTTCTCGTGGTGTTCGTTTTGTTGTTAATTCCTCTTGATTTTGTTTTGGATTACCAAATACACCATATAATCTTGTAATAATTTGAACATCATCATCTCCCATACCACCTTGAGCTCTACTTAATTCAGGGTCAGCTGTTGACATATATCCTGTATAATGTTGATATATTTCTATTTCTTGTTCTGGTGTAAGATTTTTTAAATCATATCCTTTTTCTTTAGCAAAGGATTTTACAGATTTATGACCTATAAGCTTTTTCCAATACTTATCACCAGAGGTAGAAACTGGGTTTTCTTCACCTTCACCACCTTTTAATCTTGATATTGCAGATTTTGCAATTTCAATATCGTTTGAATCTTCAGACATTTTATTTTGTTGTTGTCTAATGTACTGAACTTGGTTTTTTCTATGTTTAGAAATATTATCTTTAGTTTTTTGTTGAGCAGTTTCTAATGATTTCTTTTGTTCTGAATCATATCCTTCTACAAGATTTCCAATTTCGTCAATTTCTTTAGATGGTGAACCATTTGAAATAGTATCAGCAGATGTCATTTTATTTGAAGTGTGGTAGATAAATGATTTACCTGTTGATTCATCAATAACCACAACCATAGTATCAGTTGGATTATCGCCACCACCACCTTCTAAAATAATTTTTTCATACTCATCAATAGGAATTCCATTTACCTCAGTTACCCCTTTATCTCTTAAAGTTTTTACAGTATTTGTAAGTGAATCTTTTGAACCACCAACATGACCAGTAGTTGTAGTTTTTGGATTTAATCCTTCATCTTCTATAAGTTTACCTACTTTTTTAAGCTCTCGTTTAGCACCTTGTAAAGCACCTTTTCTTATTTCTGGTTTATTATATGATTTACCTAATTTAGTTTCTGATAATTTATTTTTTAAACATTCATCTGCCTTTTTAATATCAAAATTGTTTTCAGATAAACAAGACATTCCATATCCTACTGCAACTTCAGCAACTGCAGATGATGGAGAACCAGGTACTTTTTCTTCACCATTTAAAACATTTTCTTTATTAGGCCCATCAATACCATTAATATTTTGAGTAGAAGTAATTCCTTTTGTATTTTCTAAATATCTTTGATTTTTTTCTCTATTTTCTTTAGTTTTTTCAAAAGTTTGTTTTCTTTTTTCTTCTTGTGCAAGTTCTGGATTTAATTTCTTTGCTATTTCTTTCTCTTTTTTTCTTTGTGCTTTTTGAGATGGAGTACTAAAGGTTTTCTTTATGTTGTTTTTAGTTTGTTCTTCTTCAGCTGAATTCTCATCACCTTCAGAGTCTTGTTCACCACCACCTCCTTGAGAACCAATTTCTTTATTTATCTTTTCTCTTTCGGGTGTTCCTGGTGCAGGTAAAAGTTTTTCAGCCTCGATTCTACCTGGTGAATCTTTTGGTGAAGTTAAAAGATTTCCTACTAATCCTTCTCTCTCTTTTCCATCTTTACCTGTGTATTTGATTTTTCTATTTAAGATAGGATTGCTGAATCTTTTCTCATCATCCTCTGTTAAAAATTCAAAGATAATTTTCTTTTCATCAAACTTACCCCATTCTGTGAGAATTTCAGATATGATTCGTTGATGTTCCTTATCATAGATATTAGGAATACCTACTCTATATGATAATTCATCGATTAATTCGGATATAAGTTCGGTGTAGTTCATCTTATATAAATATAAGTTTAATGAGAATGGGTTACTTCGTGTTCTTCCCAACCTTTAGTTGGTTTTTCGTTTTCAAATTCAAAACATCTATAAGAACCTGTTTTTTCAAAGTAGATGTGTTTAATCATATCTGTTGGAATATGTCCACCAGATGCAAGAACCTCGTGTCCTTCATCAAATACTAACTCAACAGTTACAGTTAAATCTGATTCATCATCCCAATCTCTTTCTTGTTCTTCTAATAATCTCCACTCACCACGATTTAAATATTGGTTTTGTAAAGCACAGTTTAAAAATGAAAAGGTTTGTTTTAAATTTTCATAAGAATCAGAATAAGTTGCCGCTGGAGCAAGGTGTCCTTTATCCCATACGTTTCTGTAATAATCAGCATTATCTGATGTATGAACATCATCTTCTTTATAAAAGTTCATTGAACCTCTATCTACTCCTTTTGGTCTATTTGTCGATGTATAAATTAATTTCATAGGTTGTTCGTAAACCTCATTGTACCAAACTTTAAAAACTTGGTTTTCAACAATAACTTCTTCTCTTAATTCTTTCTCTTGTGAGAAAACAACGTCTTTCGAGCACCCTAAGATAAAGAGTGCAAGTAGTAACACTTTAGTGTAATTCATAATTTTCCTTAGTTTATTCATTAGTATATAAATATTAAAGTATATATTTATTACCTCTAAACGTAGCAGGTACAAGTGTATTATCTAATCTTTCCAATGTTTTTTGGTAAAAATCATAACTCCCAATAATGCCAGGATGGCCATCGTTTTGCCGTACTCCTTCATTTTCTAATGAGCTTACTTCGATATATTCAACAAAATCTTTAGTTAATTTATGAAAATAAAAACTCCAAGTAAAAAAAATTGGGTTATAATCTTTTAATAAAGTTTTTAATTTTCGATAAAAATTAATTTCATCCTGCCTCATATTTGCATCCCAAAGTTTGGTTTCCATTAATTCTTGATTAATCATATGGATATCTGAATTTGCCCAAGTTCGTAAAGGATATGATAACCAACTATCTAATTTTTTAAAATCTTTAATATAGTATCTACGATTTACTCTCTGTGGGTCGGTGAAAACCATTATGATTCTATCACCTTCTTGATAATCTGGTATGTTTCCTAATTGGTTAGTAATCGAGGTATTATCCATATTCACTATACCCAACTTAAATACCTCATAATGTTCTTCCAGATAAGAAGTCCAATGAAGTTCTTTTTTTGGGTAATTCCAATCTACCCAACTATCACCACAAATAAATAATTTAAACTTCTCCATAATTTTTACCCCAATCGGCTTTAATAGGAAATCCATAACTTTCGAGAACGGATTTAACTCTCTTAATTGTTTCTACCTCAGAATCATCGAACTCGAATAAAAACGAATCATAAGTATATAATATAGGTAGAGGAAGTCGTTCTTTTCTTAACTTTTCCATCACTTCGATATTAAACTCAGTTTCAGTCGCTTGAAGTAAGTAATTAAAGAACTTTAATCCATTGGGTTGTTCTATCCACCCAAGAGGAATTTTTCTTCCTTTAGGGGTTTGTAGA